GAAGCCTGTTTTGGATAATTCTTCGAGGAGAAAAAACTTATGGACACCCACCCCCCTAAAACCGTAAAAAGTGATTAGGTTCATTGTCAAAATAAAATTTTCGATATATAACAAAACTTATGAGTGTTCACCTCGATACAATCCCTGATGAAAAACTCAGGAACTACGCAAACCTTATAAATAGACATAGAGATATTTCCAACTCTGAAGCATCTCGTGATGATTTTATGACATTTTGTAAAGCTGTATGGCCAGAGTTTATTGAAGGACGCCACCATAAAAAAATGGCAAAGAAGTTTAATGAAATCGCAGAGGGCAAAATAAATCGTTTAATTATCAATATGCCACCAAGACATACGAAGTCCGAATTTGCAAGTTACTTGTTACCAGCTTGGTTGATGGGACGCAAACCTAAATTGAAAATTATGCAGACTACACACACCGCTGAACTTGCTTTCCGTTTTGGTAGAAAAACGCGTAACTTGATGAACCAAGAAGATTATAAAAAAATTTTTCAAAAAGTAAATTTACGTGCGGACAGTCAAGCAGCAGGACGTTGGGAAACGGAAGCTGGCGGCGAATACTTTGCAGCGGGAGTTGGAGGTGCGGTTACTGGACGTGGTGCGGATTTATTAATTATTGATGACCCTCATTCTGAACAAGATGCCCTTTCACCACAGGCAATGGAACATGCTTATGAATGGTATACATCTGGACCACGACAAAGATTGCAGCCAAAAGGTGCGATAGTTATTGTGATGACTCGCTGGGCAGAGAACGATTTAACAGGGAAGTTGATAAAGCAACAAGGAAGAGATGTGTTAGCGGACCAATGGGAATTGATAGAGTTTCCTGCGTTGATGCCAGAAAGCAACAAACCGTTGTGGCCTGAGTTCTGGGATAAAAAAGATTTACTTTCGGTAAAAGGATCACTTTCTGTTGGTAAGTGGGAAGCGCAATGGCAACAGAACCCTACGAGTGAGCAGTCTGCTATTTTAAAACGAGAGTGGTGGAAAACGTGGAAGAAAAAAGAGATGCCTAATTTACAGTATGTGATGCAAAGTTATGATACAGCGTTTAGTAAAAAATCTAATGCGGATTATTCTGCGATTACGACGTGGGGTGTATTTTTCGAAAACGAATCGGGACCGATGAACGTGATTCTGTTGGCTGCGCGAAGAGATAGATGGGATTTTCCAGATTTAAGAAGAATAGCTTTAGAAGAATATAAGTATTGGGATCCTGAATGTGTATTGGTTGAAGCAAAAGCAACAGGTATGCCGTTGACTCAAGAACTGCGGAACATGGGTATTCCTGTCATGAATTATAGCCCAAGTAGAGGTAATGATAAATTTACGCGTGTGAATTCAGTTGCACCATTGTTCGAAAGTGGGTTAGTATGGGCTCCAGATACAAGATGGGCGGAAGAAGTAATAGAAGAGTGTGCTGCTTTCCCAGCTGGAGAACACGATGACTATGTTGATACCGTGACGCAAGCACTGAGAAGATTTAGAGAAGGTGGATTTATTACACACCCAGAAGATTACGAGGAAGATATCGTACAAACTGTAAATAAAAGGAAGTATTACTGATGGCTGAAAACACAAGATTAATCCGACCAACCGCAGTAGATCGTGCATTGGTTGAAGCACCAGAATCATTAGAACCAGAAGAAAATATAGAAACACTTGGCGAAGAAATAGATGTTGAAATAGAACCTGATGAGGAAGGTGGCGTAGAAGTAACTTTTGGCGAGACCGAAGTACAAGTACGCGAAGTAGATGATTTTTATGGAAACATAGCAGAAACATTGGATGATTCGACACTTGACGAAGTTTCAAGATTTGTGTTAGATTCTGCAGAAGATGATAAGTTAAGTCGTAAAGATTGGGAAGAAGGGTACACAAAGGGTTTAGATTTATTAGGGTTGCGTTATGAAAACCGTACAGAACCATTTGATGGATCAACAGGAGTAGTACACCCATTACTTAACGAAGCAGTAACGCAATTTCAAGCTGGTGCATATAAAGAAATGTTACCTGCGACTGGACCAGTACGAGCAAACATCGTAGGAGTATCTAATCAAGAAATAGAACTACAAGCCCAACGCGTACAAGATTACATGAATTATCAAATTATGTACGAAATGGAAGAGTACGAACCAGAATTTGACCAGATGTTATACTTTTTGGGACTAGCGGGAAGTGCTTTTAAAAAAGTTTATAGAGATGAAGTGCTACAAAGACCAGTAAGTAAGTTCGTACCAGCCGAAGACGTATTAGTACCTTATGTAGCAACCGACTTACGATCTGCTGAACGCATAACTCATGTAATTAGAATGAGCGAAAACGAATTACGCAAGTCACAAGTAAATGGTTTTTACAGAGATATTGAACTAAAAGGTGGTTTGGATGAAGGTACATCTGATATTTCTCAAAAATATGACGAATTAGAAGGCGTAAGCAAAACAGATTATGAAAATCAATTCACTTTATACGAGTGCCATTGTAGTTTGGACTTGGAAGGCTACCAAGATACAGATGAAAATGGAGAATCTACAGGAATTAAGCTACCTTACATCGTAACTATTTGTTATGATACACAAGATGTGCTTTCTATACGTCGTAATTACGTAGAAAACGACCCAATTAGGGAAAAAATACGACATTTTGTCCAATATAAGTTTACTCCAGGACTAGGTTTCTATGGTTTTGGCTTAATTCACTTACTTGGCAACTTATCACGTACAGCTACAGCAAATTTACGTCAATTAATTGATGCGGGAACACTTTCAAACATGCCAGCTGGCTTTAAAGCACGAGGTTTACGTATTGCAGACGATGCCGAACCATTGAAACCTGGAGAATTTAGAGATGTTGATGTTCCAGGAGGGGATTTACGTACAAGTTTGATGGCACTACCTTATAAAGAACCATCTGCTACATTATTTCAACTTATGGGTTTTGTAGTAGGAGCAGCAGAAAAATTTATAGGTACTTCAGATATGTTAGGTAGTAAATCTCAAGAAATGCCAGTAGGCTCTGTTATTGCTATCCTTGAAAAAGGCGCACGAGTAGTAAGTGCTGTACATAAACGCCTACATTCTAGTTTAAAAACAGAATTACGTATGTTAGGTAAGATTTTTTCACAAGATCCAACACCATATCCTTATGAAGTAGGAACAGATCAACGTATCAAAGCACAAGATTTTGATGAAAAAGTTGATATATTACCTGTAAGTGATCCAAATATATTTAGTATGTCGCAACGTGTAGTAATGGCACAAGAACAATTAAAATTGGCTCAAGCTGCCCCAGAATTACATAATTTATATGAATCATATAAACGTATGTATGAGGCTCTTGGTGTAAAAAATGTAGACCAGATCTTAACACCTCAAAAACCACCAACCCCTAAAGATCCTGCATTAGAAAACCAAGAAGCCTCAAAAGCTGCAACAGGACAAGCAAAAATGCAAGCGTTTCCGCAACAAGACCACGATGCACATATTGCAGTACATCAAGCATATATGGGTTCAAAAGTTGCGCAGATGCAACCAGCAGTTTTACTTACTTTAGAAAAACACATTTTTGAACACCTCGGAATGAAGGCTATGGTAATTGCTCAAACACAAATGCAACCACAGGATATGCAAAACCCAGAAGTTAAGGATGCAAAAGTAGCACAGATACAAGCACAGTTGATGGCGGAATACTTACAAAAGAACCCACCACAACCAAACACTGACCCACTTGTTGCAATAAAACAACAAGAAGTTGATATCCGTAAACAAGAATCTCAGCAAGATGCTATGACAGATCAAGCTAAATTACAACTTGACGCACAGAAGTTACAGCAACAAAACGCTATACAACGAGAACGTATTAGCAGCACTGAAGATATAGCGAGTATGAAAGTAAGACTTGCACAAGAACGTCAACAGAATATAATGAAACGAACAGGAGGTTAATTATGAGCAGCGAAAGATTACAACAACTAAGAGATATTATGAAAGATAAACAAGACATAGGGGAAGAAACATCTGCAGAAGAATTAGAAATCCAGCAAATTATGGAGGATAACCCTGTAGAAAGATCTGGTGGATCTAATTCTAAAGGTGAAAAATTTTCTAGTGATGAACAAGAAAAATTAAAAAATGCAATAGAGGACAGAAAAAAAGTTCTTGAAGAATCTAAAGAGGAAAAAAAAGCAGTAGTAGAAAGATCAATGGGTTCTCCAATTACTGGTGAAAAACTTAAAACCGAACAGGGTGGTATATCACGTGGTGGTGGTATCGCTATCAAAGGTGTAAAGTTTAAAGGAGTATTTTAATGGCACTACCTTTAATTGGTTCAGCTGTAGGGTTAGTAGGAGATATTGCTGGAACATGGATGAAAGGTCGTGTACAAAAACAAAAAGCAGAAACAGAAGCAAAAGTAGCTCAAATAAAAGCAAAGGCGGTGGTATATGAAAAACAAGCGACTGGGGAATTGGACATGGAGAAAACCCTCACAGAGCAAATGGGCGGTTCTTGGAAAGACGAAGCGTGGACAATCTTCTTTATTACCGTACTTACTGCCTGTTTCCTCCCTTGGACACAGGGATATGTCAAAGAAGGGTTTTTATTTTTGGATAGTAGCACTCCTGATTGGTTTGCTAATTGTATTTATATTAGTATAGCAGCGAGTTTTGGATACAGAGTTGGTAAAACTGGTGTGAGTATGATAAATTCAGTTAAACGTGCATCGTCTCAACCTGTTAAAAAAGTGAGAAAAAAATGAATGAAAAAAAATTAAAAGGCGTTATAGCTGGGTTAGAAAAAGCCTCTAAACTACATAAGAAACAAGCTGGAATTTTAAAAGGTATGATGAGTAAGAAAAAAACCACAAAAAAATTTAAAACAGGAAAATAAGTGGACGGCCTTTACATTTCAGAAAAATTGCTTAAGATAATAAGAAGTAGAAGTGAAAGTGTCAAAGAAACTCTTGCTTATGGAGCAGTAAAAGACTTTGATGGTTTTAAAGAGTTAAGAGCAAAACTCAATGAACTTGCTTATATTGAACAGGAACTCAAGTCCCTGCTAGAAGGAGAACAAGATGAATAAAACACTTTACGTGCCTCAGCACGTGATGAAGAAAAAACAAGAAGAAAAATCCGTAATAAAAAGACTTCCTAAACCAACAGGCTGGCGTATACTTGTATTACCGTTTTCAATGAAAAAGAAAACAACTTCAGGTTTACATATCCCAGATTCTGTTATTGAAAGGGAAAATATTGCGACTACTTGTGGAAAAGTTTTAAAAGTTGGTCCTTTAGCTTACAGAGATTACGATAAATTTTTAGGTCGTACTTGGTGTAAAGAAGGTGATTGGGTGATTTTCAGTAGATATGCAGGAAGTCGTTTTAAAATTGAAGGTGGCGAATGTAGAATTTTAAACGATGACGAAATACTAGCAACTATCGATAATCCAGAAGATATCATTCATTCATTATAGGAGGACTTATGTCAGAACAAGCACTAAAACAAGAAACCGAAGATGAAGCTGTTGAGGTAAATCTTGATGAAGCAACAACAGAAAAATCAGAAGAAATCAAATCACCAGAGGTAGAAGTTGAAAAAACTGAAGAAAAAACACAAGAAGAAAAAGGTGATGAGCTTGAACAATATTCAGATGGCGTACAAAAAAGAATAAACAAACTTACTGCAAAATTACGCGAGTCTGAAAGAAGAGAACAAGCTACAATGGATTATGCAAAAGGAGTTCAACACGAATTAAAAGAAATCCAAACACAATCCAAAACAATAGATGGTAATTTTGTACAGGAATTTAAAAACAGAGTAACCTTACACGAAGAAGTTTTACAGAAAACTTTACGTGACGCAATTAATGCTGGTGACGTAGATGCACAAGTTAAAACCCAAACAGAACTTGCTAAATTAGCTCAAGACAAACAAACTCTTTTGAAATTAGAAGGAGATCGTGCAAAAGCAAAAGAACAACGAGAAGAAATAGGTAAACAAGTTCCACAAAGACCAACAGCGCAGCCACAAAAAGCTGATCCAAAAGCGACTAGTTGGGCTGCTAAAAACGAATGGTTTGGAGCAGATGAACCTATGACTCTTACTGCTTTTAGCATACACAATAGGTTAGTAAAAGAAGAAGGTTGGGATCCTCAAAGCGATGATTATTATAATGAACTTGATAAACGTATGCGCGCGGAGTTTCCTCATAAATTTGGAACAGCGCCACAACCTAGAGCAAATACTGCAAATGGACCAGCAGTGACTTCTGCGAATAGAGCAGGAGGAAAAACTAACTCGACAAAAATAAAATTGTCAGCAAGAGAGGTTGCAATCGCTAAAAAACTTGGTATAACTAATGAACAGTATGCAAGACAAGTACAAAAATTACGTAACGAAAGGGGAGCATAATGACTGATCGTACGCAAAGAGTTTCTCAAACAAGAGAAAAAACGTCTCGAAGAACACCTTGGAGACCTCCGTCAACACTTGACGCACCAAAAGCACCTGAAGGATTTGTTCATCGCTGGATTAGAGAATCCGTTATGGGACATGACGATAAGAAAAATCTTTCTGCAAGGCTACGCGAAGGCTTTGAATTAGTTCGCGCTGATGAGTATCCAGACTATGAATCACCCACAGTACAAGAAGGAAGGTATTCTGGTGTGATAGGAGTAGGTGGATTACTTCTAGCTCGTTTCCCACTTCAAACAAAAAGAGAGCGTGATAAATATTTCGCTGGTAAAACAGAGGATCAAATGACTGCTGTCGATAATGATTTAATGAGGGAATCGAACCCAAGTATGCCTATCAGTAAACCTGAAAGGCAAAGTCGTGTAACTTTTGGGGGCAAAGGAGCCTCCGATAAATAACTAGGAAAGGAACCTAAATTATGTCTAATATAGACGCTGCATTTGGTCTTAGACCACTCAAAATGCTAGGTGCTGGAACTAACTCTAATGGTGTGATGAACTTTAAAATTCAAGTTACAGGTACAGCAGGAACTTCAACCGTAATCGGTGAAGGAACTCCTGTTATACCTTTGGCAAATGGCTTGATTGATATTGTTGGTGGTGCTGCTGGAGGAACTGTTCCATTACTTGGCGCATTCATAGGTTGTGAATATACTGGCCTTGATGGCACTCCAGTCTTTGCAAACAAATGGCCTGGAACTGCATCAGTTAAGTCTGGTACAGAAGCAACTGCTCTTGTAGCTGCAAACCCTGATCAACTTTTTGCGATCAATTGTGATGCTGCAATGACACAAGCTGGTGTTCACGCGAACGCTAACTTTGCGACTGCAACAACTGTTAATGCAACTACTGGTAAATCTGGTGCCGAATTAGCTGTGAGTACTTTAGCAACAACAAACACTCTTAATTTAAGAGTTGTTAATTTGCAAGATACTCCTTCTAATAGCGATACATCAGTTGCTGGTATGATTGCTATTGTTCAACTTAATAATCACTTCTATCGTTACAATGCTAACGGTACTGGTGCTGGTATATAGGAGGAAATTATGCCGATAACTAGAGGACAACTCTTAAAAGAACTAGAACCAGGATTAAATGCCTTGTTTGGTTTGGAGTATGATCGTTACGATAATGAACACGCAGAAATTTTTGACACAGAAACTTCTGATAGAGCTTTTGAAGAAGAAGTCATGCTTTCTGGTTTTGGTCAAGCACCAGTTAAAGGTGAAGGATCTGCTGTAGAATTTGATTCATCCAATGAATCTTTTACAGCTAGATACACACATGAAACTATTGCTTTGGCTTTTGCAATAACCGAAGAAGCTGTTGAAGACAACCTTTATGACAGATTAAGTAGTAGATATACTCGTGCTTTAGCAAGATCTATGTCTAATACAAAGCAAGTGAAAGCTGCTTCTGTTTTAAATAATGCTTTTAACACAAGTTTTACTTTTGGAGATGGCAAGGCACTTTGTGTTATTGACCACCCAACAGTAGGCGGAGGCAACTTATCAAATAAACTGTCTACAGATGCTGATTTAAACGAAACATCTTTAGAGCAGTCATTAATTGATATTTCTGCTTTTATAGATGAAAGAGGTTTAAAAATTGCATTACAAGGTAAGAAACTTATTATTCCACCAGCACTACAATTTGTAGCTGAAAGATTAATGGCTTCTAACCTTAGACCAGCAACAGCTGATAATGATGTAAACGCAATGAGAAACATGGGAATGCTTCCAGACGGATATGTTGTTAATCACTATTTGACTGATACAGATGCTTTTTTCATCAAAACTGATGCGCCTAATGGCTTTAAACACTTTGAAAGATCACCAGTCAAAACTTCTATGGAAGGTGACTTTGATACTGGAAATGTGAGATATAAAGCTAGAGAGCGTTACAGCTTTGGTGTATCTGACCCAAGATGTGTTTTTGGTTCTCCAGGAGCATAACAACTAGGATTTTTAAAAGCCCTATGGACTGACCTAGCAGACGCTTATACGACCATAGGGCTAAAACTTTATAAGAGGTAAATATGGCTAACACAACTTTTAATGGTCCCGTAAGATCCGAAAACGGTTTTAAAGGGATTTCTAAAAACGCATCGACAGGTGCTATCACAGAAAATTTTGAAATAAATTCTTCTGGTGATTATGTAGGTACTTCACTACAAGGTCAAGGAATTGTAACATCAGCAGCTAAATCAGGAGGTGCTGGTTCAACTGAAGTAACTTTTTCTCAACCAAACAATACTATTATAACAAGTATACAAATTGTAATCACTACAGCAATTACTACAGGTTCAGGTGATATAGGTTACAAAGTTGGAACTGCGACTACTGGAGCTCAATTAGTAGCAGCTCAAACAGATGAAATACTTGATGGTGGTACAAGCGTTCCAGCAGGATGTCATTATCCACTTACATTATTGGATACTACAGGAGACGATCCAAGTCCAGCTGCTTCGCCAAGAGTAAATGTAACTGGTGCTGCGAGAAATATATTTTTACAAATTACAAATACAGCAACCGTTTCTGCGGTTGGTGCATTGACTTTTGTAATTGCTTATAAACAATTTGCGTAAGGAGTTATCATGGCTGGATCTGATGTAAGAGCTATAACTTTCTTAAATAATTTGTCTGCAAACACCACTTCACTAGCAAACGCAGCGACAACTTCAGGGACAGCGTCTTTGTCGTTAAAAGATGCTGCTGGAACTGGTGCTTTTCATTCTACAGGTCAGTCTTGTAAAGTAACCTTAACTTCTTCAGGAGATCTTTCTGCTAGAACTGTTACAATTACAGGAACTGATATTGTTGGTAATGCACAGACTGAAAATATTACAGGACCAAACAGTACAACTGTTACTTCTACAAAATTTTATGATACCGTTACTTCAGTAGCAGGAAATGCTTCTTTAGGATCAGCAATGAGCGTTGGTAATGCTGCTGGAACAACAGGTGGTAAAGCAAAAGTTTTTGGTGGAAGAACACGTTTAAGAGGAATGCACATTACAACAGGAGGTACTATTGGAGATATAAGTTTTTTCAATACTACACCAACAACTGGAACTGCTTTATTTTCTATCAAAGTAGCAACTACTACAAAGGATTATATAGATCCTTACATACCAGATGAAGGATTAGTTTTTTCTGGTGGGTGTTATGTTGATCTTCCAGCTGGAACTGCGGTAAGTGCAACAATGTTTTTTAATTAGGAAGTTTTATGGCTACGACTAAAAACGTAACTAGAACACCGAGCGGCAAGTTAAAATACAGAGGTGAAACCTTTAGTGGTTATAACAAACCTAAAAGAACACCAAGTGGACCTAAAAAATCTGCTGTTTTAGCTAAGTCTGGAACAACTGTAAAACTTGTTCGCTTTGGTGACCCTAATATGAAAATTAAAAAAGCAATTCCCGCGAGAAGAAAGTCCTTTCGTGCTCGTCATAACTGTGCTACAGCTAAAGATAAGTTATCGGCAAGATATTGGTCTTGCAAGGCTTGGTAAAAATGGAAATAGATGCAATGATGTTTTGGAATATTGTTCTAACTTTGGTAGTCGCTCCAGCGGCTTGGGCGTTTGGTAAAATGTTTCAAGAAGTAAAAAGACTTCAAATACTTTTAAATAAAACTAGAGAAGAATACGCTACACGCGATATGGTAAACAATGAAAACAAAGAGGTTATTGCATTACTACGAAGACTTGAAGATAAATTTGATAGATTTGTAGAGAGGCAAGGATGGTCACAACAAGATCTCAAATGAAAAAGCAAATTGAAAATCCAGGACGCAAGAAAAAATCAAAAATTCCTAAAAAATATCTTGCAGGACTTTCAACCATAGAAAAAGCTAAACGTAAAAAAGAAATAGAAAAAAATCGTAAGAAAAAAGAAAACGATCCTTCAGCTTATAAATTTGCAACAGATTTTACTAAGACAGGTAAAAGAAGAAAAACTAAAGAATCTAAACACACTAAAAAATTTAGGAGTATGTATGGCTAATACTAAAAAACCAGAAAAAAATAATGGTTTGACTGCAAAACAAAAAAAGTTACCACCAGCTTTGCAAAAAGTTATTTTGAAATCTAAAAGTAAGAAGAAAAAAGTAAAAACAAAAACAAAAAAAGCGTAGGTAGTTATGGCGTTATCAGCAGCAACAAAAAAGACACTTTCTGAAAAAGCAGCAAAAGCTCGTAAAAAAGGTAAAAAAGTTACAGCTGGACAACTTGGTAGAGTATACAATAAAGGACTAGCTGCTTACAGAACAGGACATCGTCCAGGAACAACACCTAGCCAATGGGCAATGGCTAGAGTAAATTCTGTTTTAACTGGTGGAAAAGCAGCAGCAGTAGATGCTCACATTTTTGGTAAAGGAAAGAAAAAGAAAGAAAAGCCAACAAAGAAGAATACTTAGATGCCAAAATTAATCAGCAATATACCACATTTTCATTGTTGGGTGCGAAAAGAGTTTACAGCTAATCATCAAAAATATCATGGTGAATTTTTACACGCAATGGTTATAGCTGTGAATACAATACCAGATAGGTGTTTAAGTTTTCAAGTGGTGTTTACTGGCTGTGAAACAGACTCTACAGATGATCCAAATATCCATGGTGGTGCAATGTGGGCAAGAATGCCTATAACTGCTCTTGTTGCAGATGTGCCACTAGATAAATGGCCTGAGCCTATGCAAACATATATGGTACAACCTTGGGATTGTTCTTCTAGAGAACACGAGGTTGTTAAAATGGATAGAGTAAGTTCTTCTCCTTGGACTTGCAAAATCGATGGAAAGTTTTATAATGCTAGATATATGTTTACTGTAGATTATACAGGTAATGAAATCGCAGATGATCCTGCGCAACATAAACAAAGTCATGTGTTAGAATTAACAGATGCAGGGAAGTGGACAGGTAATATTGTAGCACTTCCTAACAACAGGGTAAGAGCAAGCTCTCCTGCTTTATGGGAAACTGGAAAAGGTCCACCAGATTTTAAACCTAGCCAATGGACTCATTCGGCTGAAGACCATAATAGTTACAAGGACTGGAAATATACTTTTAATAATCTATACTCTGATGGAGGGGAAAAAGAATGAAAATGTCAAAGAAAAATTATAAAAAAGGTGGCGTAGTACCAAAGAAAATGATGGGTGGCGGCATGACTAAAAAAAATATGGCTAAAGGTGGAGTTGTACCTAAAAAAATGATGGGTGGTGGTATGACCAAAAAGAACATGGCTAAAGGCGGAGTAGCGCCAAAGAAAATGATGGGCGGAGGCAAAGTTGTAAGAGGTCCTAATAGCTGATGGCAAGAAAAGGTTTATATGCTAACATTCACGCTAAAAGAAAACGAGGAGAAAAAATGCGTAAAAAAGGTGATAAAAACGCTCCAACTGAAGCACACTTTAGAGCAGCAAAAAAGACCAAAAAGAAAACTAAAAAGAAAGTGAGTAAAACATAATGGCAACTTCAGGCTCAAGAGACTTTGAATTAGATGTAGCTGAATATGTTGAAGAGGCTTTTGAGCGTTGTGGTTTAGAAGTTAGAACTGGTTATGACTTACAAACAGCAAGAAGATCTTTAAATATATTGTTTGCTGATTGGGCAAATAGAGGATTAAACCGTTGGACAATGAGTCAAGAAACCCTTACACTAGCAAGTGGTTTGGCTGAATATCCTTTAGGTAATCTTACTATGACTGTAGCTGCTTCTGGCAGCTTTACAGTTGGAGAAATAATAACTGGTTCAACAAGTTCAGCCACTACTAACATAACAAGCAAACCTTCATCTACAACTATGGCTATTACTATCCCTAATGGTACTTTTGTAAGTGGTGAAACTCTTACAGGTACTACAAGCGGAGCAACAACTACTTTAAGTAGCGCTGTAGATTTTGAAGGTGTGCAGTCAAGTATTGATGTGTTAAGTGCTGTAGTAAGACAAAATTCTGGTACATCTAATCAGTCGGATACTTCTATATCTAGAATTAGTAGAGATACATTTATTAATATTTCTAACAAACGTAATACTTCTACACCAAGTCAATATTATGTGGATAGGCAAATAATACCAAAGATAAAACTTTGGCCGACACCTAATTCATCTTCTTTAATATTAGTATTTGATAGATTACGTAGAATAGAAGACGTTGATACTATGACCAATACTGCTGATGTACCGTTTAGATTTTATCCTTGCCTTACCGCTGGTTTAGCCTATTATTTATCTATGAAACGTGCTCCATCTTTAACAAAAATGATGAAGGCTGTTTACGAAGAAGAGTTTGAAAGAGCAGCAGCAGAAGACAGAGATAGAACAAGTTTAAGTTTAACACCGAGTTCAACTTATTATAATTTGGTTTAATATGACAAGATATGCTCCAGGAAAATACGCAAAATTCATATCAGATAGAAGTGGTATGGAATTTCCTTATAGGGAAAGAATACAAGAATGGACTGGACATATAGTTCACATATCTGAGTATGAACCAAAACACCCACAATTAAAACCTAAAAAACCACCATTTGAACCACAGGCTTTGTATCAACCAAGAAGAGATCGTGAAGAACCCAACCCTATTATAATTTCCGAATCGTTTTTAGGTAATGGCATTGAAAACAAATCGTATCATGCAGTTGGTTCAATTGGTATAGTAAAGGTAACAACATCATGAGTTTTACATTTACAACATTGAAAACAGCTATACAAGATTACACACAAAACAGTGAAACAACTTTTGTAAGCACTTTACCTACGTTTATAAA